CCAATGCCTTTAAAATTCAACCCGAGCTTTTTCACGTAGTCCGTGAATACATTGGTTTGCGATGCTAAACGCACCATGGTTTCAAACGCGCCTTCACCAACCTGTTGGTATTTAGATAATACTTCCGCTCCCGCGCTCATGGTTGAAGCTAGAACATTTTTATACTTACCAACATTTTCAGTGCTGGATGCTACAACCTTTGCCCAATCGTCAAGAGTTGCACTAAAGAATGACTCAATCTCTTTCGTTAGAGCATCACCCTCAAGCCCTTGAAGGCTCAAATTAGTTGCGTCTACCAGTAATTTAGCTGGGTCAAATTTGACACCGAAAGTCTTGGCCGCCTCTTCAAGTGCTGATCCTGCACTATCAAACACGCTGGCGAATTGCCTCTTGAAAGTCTCATCCATCGCACTGAGATTTTCAGAACCTTTAACGCTTGTTGTTATGCCCAAAAACTTTCTAGTTGTTTTCGTCTGCGCGTAGTTGAACGCCTCAATAGTTCCAGTTTGTAGTATATCCGCAAGATTGGTACCTATTACTTTGACACCTGAATCTATCAGGTCTGTTTTAGAGCTAGATATGAAATTAGCTGCTGCACCAATCACACTATCAATAAAGCCGCCTACCTCACCTCCTGCAAGTTTTCCAAGTATTAAACCAGCTCCAATCAATGGGTTTACAAGCCCTAACGCATAGTTAGCCGCACCTAATGCGCCCACTTTACCGGCTGATGTAGCTTGTGAGCTTGTATTAATTGATCCTGTATCAACTGAACCTAGACCAGTCTTAGCAAATCCAGCGGCAGTACCCGCGATACCTGTGCGAATATCTAAAAGCGCTTGGTACATTCCATGATTAACGTCAAGAAGGCTTTTACCATTGTCTCCCAATGAATTTATAGCCTTGCTTATTGAGTCACTTTTAGCGTTAGCATTCCCTAATAGAGTGCCAGTGCTTTGACGTGATTGTCTGAACTCGCTAGTTAATTCAGTGAAGCCTTTACTCATGTAATCATTCCACAATGAGCCGATAGCAGCCGTAGCGACTAACCCATAGGATGCCATTGAAGATAGCCCGCCAATAGCAGAACTCGCAAGGTTAGCCGCCTTCTCCATGATTGGCTGAATCACAGGCTTAATAACCAGCGTTTTAAACATGTTTGCAATCGTATCTTTTAGATTCTTGGCAAAATCTTTACCGCTCTCAAATCCACGCATAAGCGCATCAGCGAGAGAATCACCTATGCTTTTTGTCATCTCTTCTGATTTTTTCTTAGCTGAATTAATAGCCTTCAATCCAACTTCTTGACCTTTCAGCGCTTGAAGCTCTTTTGTCTTTGCTATCTCGGCATCTATAGCGTCAATTATCTCTTGTGATTTACCAAGCGCAATATCATTTGCCTTTTCAACTTCCAGCATTGATATTGCTAAATTAAAACTTGCTTGCTCTAAATCACTAGCTGATTGCGCACCAGTTGAATATGAGGCATTTATTTCTTTTTGCTTTTCTATCGCATTATCAAGAGAGTCATTTTTTCTTAGTGTCTTATCAAGAAGCTGTTTATCTAGTTCTATTTGTTTTTTCTTTGCCTCATTCGCTGAGTCATTAGCATCAATCTGTTCAAATTCTTGAGACAATAGTTTTTTATTGGCTTCTGATAAAGACAACTTCCCTTCTTTAAGCATTAAATCAAGCTGTGCCTGTAATTTTTGGCCTTCTGTTAGCTTATCGCCTTGCTCAACTTCTTTATTAGACATAGCAAGCCTAGCCGCGATAGATGCCATATATTCAGAGCTTGCAACTGATAATTTTTTGCTGTTTTCAATGGCGCTTTTTGATAGCCGACCTTTTTCTTCTAGGTCTTTTTTCTCTTTTTCAGCAGCATCATGTAATAACCCTTGAGCAATATAATCTTTTGCTTTTTCTTCTGTATACCCTGCCTGCTTAGCCTTTAGCGCCCAAAGAGCCTCGCCCTTTAAATTTATAAGGTCGGTTTCGTCTTTAAGGGCTTTAATTACTTTTTCTGATCCAGCTGGGTCTTTTAGAGCTTTTATATTTTCTTCAATTTTTAATTGCTCAAGCTCCAACTGAACTAATTTTTGCTTATCTGCAATACCTGCGTCTGATTTTTCAAATGATGCACCTCTTGCATATATTTTTTCATATAGTGCTTTTTGTGATGCAAGCGACTCATTAAGCGAATCTATCTCGTCTTTTTTCGCTTGCAGATTTTTTACCTCATCAGCAAGAGTCATTGATATTCCTTTATTGACTACTTTCTTTTGCTCTTCGTTGAAGTCTTTAAAATCTTTTGTCAGCTCTTTTGTTAGATCCGATACTTCTTTTGCAGCCTTACCAGCATCAAATAATGACGGTAACAATGTGCCAGCCACAACCGCGCCAATACCAACCATGGCACCGATTAGTGGAGCACCTAAAACGATACCCAAGTCAGCGCCTTGCTGTGACAATGCAACAAAGGCAGATTGTCCTCCCTGTATCTGGCCTACAAGCTGTTGAATCTGAACGCCAGCCATGCCAGCCTTGCGGCCAAATGAACCCATACCTAGTGATGCTTGCTCAGTTGCTTTTTCGCTTTTTATCGCAGCTTGCGCAACATCATCAAACCCTTTCTTGGACGCTTCACCCGCATTTGTAGCACTTTTTGCCAGCTTATCGCCTGACTTTGCCGCATTATCTAGTGCAACAGTTCCAGCTTTTAAACTCGTTGTATCAAGCTCAATACCAATGGTTGTAATATCTATAGCCATCTATTTGTTCTCTCTGAGAGCCTCTAGCGATATTGAGTCGAGTGCGCGAATTAAATCTAGCTCCCACTTTTCTATTTGAATTTTCCGCATTGAAAAGTAGGCATGTATTTCTGAAAACTCGATAGACATTAAAGCGAATCCGTTGCTTTTTCTTGCCGATCTTAAATCCATAAACCAGTCGAAAACATCAGATAATAATAACGGTTTTTCAGCTTTTACCAATTCATCATTTGAATAACCCGCTGCTAACATGTGCGACCTCCTTGTCGCTCCGCCTACTGTTACATCAAGAGAGAATAATTCTTTCGCGTAGGCATACATTTCAGCTATTGCGGCTTGGTAAAATTTCCTAAATCATCGCTCGCTTCGATAATCTGATCAATCCAGTGTGGATTTTTCTCAATCGCAGCCTTTAGAGTGGCTTTGTCGAAATCCTGCTTAATACCAGACCACCCAATAACGCGAACTAATGCACCTTCAATATTCTGTGCGCGCAATTCTTGCATTGTTTTGGATTGTTCTGGCTTACCCTTTCTGCGAGCGATTTCAGCATCAATGGTAGCTTTGTTTACAATGCCGTTCACCCAATTAACAACCGCATCAGAATGCTTTCCGATAACGATTAAGCTAAACCCTAATGAATCGCCATAGGGGTTTTTCATTTCAAGCTCGAATCCCTTTGCACAGTCCGCAACGGTATCGAATGACAAAATATCAATTGTTTTACTCATAATCATTTCTCTTGGTTGGATTAATTGCCCTTGCTCACCCGCGTTCTGTTTCCAACCAAGAAACAGCCCGCAGGCGAGTAGGTGCTAGGGATTATTAAAGCGTGGTGTCTTGGATCAACAGCGTCGTTTTAATAATGTTCGTTGCAGTGCCGTTATATTCGAGAATATCGAAAGGCACGGTTAAAATAATTACCTTCTCGCCATCGTCTTTGGTCACTGAACCAACTTTTAGACGTGGAGCGAACAAGCTCAACACTTCGCCATCAGCGGCAACGAATGAATAACTAAAAGTCATTTCATCTTCATCGCTGAACATATCCTGATAAACGCCATCATCAAGGATTAAAGTCATTGATCCGGTAGCCATCACTTTGCCGCGAGACTTGGCACCAATACCGCTACACGCGATTACTGATTCTTGCGCAATATTGTTATTGACCGTCAAATCGAACCCGGTCACGCGGCATGACTTAGAACCATTTAAAAACGCAACACCAGCAGCGCCGGACATTGTACCTTCATCGGGTGACGCAGTAGGTGAAGTGAAGTAGCGCGTACCTGTGGTTTTCTCGAAGTCTTTGCCCAAGAAATCAAAGTTTAACGTCACCATTCCATCAGGCTTGGAGCTGATAGACATTGAGTTGACTTGTTGACCGAGAGTGATTGAACTCAAAACGATGTCATTGTGATATTCCTCGACGGTGAAAGAATCATTAGTGTGGCCTGTTTGTGGCGTGTATGAGTTTTTACCGATTGCGGCAATAGTCATAGCAGTACCAGACGCTTGAGCGGTAAATGGAACGCCAGACAAGTCCAGCTTGTAAACGTCCATCGTTAAATCCGCCACATCCACAACAACATACTTTCCACGGTCAGCAGTAGCAGTAAGGTTGTTACACTCAATAATCATGCCGACTTTGAAGCCATCAGTGATGAATGAGCCAGTTGAACGAGTAAACGTAGGCGAAGTAGCCGCAACTGTAATAGTTGTCACCGATCCTGTGGTCGCACTGATTGCCGTAAAGTCTTTACGCAAGCAGGCCGCCATTAATTGGCTGTACTGGCCACACATTAACTCACCAGCGAGAGAGCCAGTTGCGCGGCGCGTACCGTGGCGCTGATCCGCTAATTGCTGGCTTGTCTTAATTAGACCGGAAGTGAAAGTGTTCTTCTCGCCCTGAAAGTTACCAGTCACGCGAGCGTATGACTGTGCCGAGCTAGATGTGGCCTTTGTGCCCCAACTAGACTCTTTTTTCATCACAATCTCTTTATTGATACCGTCTGCCATTTTGAAGCCCTCGAATTAGCCGAAAACTTCGGCATTAAAGTTTATTGAAACAACCATCTTAAAAAACTTGCCATCATCGCCAAGTATTTTACGGCTTGGTGTTGACGTAATTCTAACCGTTTGACCGTCATTTGTCATAGCTAAACCCCTGTAAAAATGTGCGACTAATAGATTTGCTCTATCATCAATCTCAGAAGCACCTTTGTTCATTGGATAATGCAATGTAATTTGGAATATTCCTCGCTCGAAACGCCTAGCGCATCCCAAGGTAGTATTTTCTGGCGCGGCCCATAGAATATTCACGCGCTGCCAAGGTGTTCCAACAACAGGCAAAAACTCTACGTTTTCCCATGCTGTACTGATTGCAGGCGATAGCGAATTAAGCCTAGTCTCTAGCGCTGATCTGATTTTGTTGCTCATAAACTTGCAGCCGCCTTTTTCACAAAATCTTTAAATTCAATCGCTGATATTCTTACCATTCCTTCCGGCGCCCGCCTAGACCAGCCTTCATACTCAAGCCGATAAGCGTAAGGCAGAGAGTTTGAAATATAAATCTTGTCGCCAATCGAGTAATTTGTCTCTTGCGCCCTGCGCACTGAATCGCCACCATTTGGATCTTTATTGGCTGTAATTGTTAGGTCTGGCGAGCCTATTGAATAGTTCCAGTTGGCTCTAAATTGACCGCCAGTGTATCCCGCTGGTGCAGGGCTGGCCCAATAATCAGGATCACCTACAGGCGACTTTTTGTCGATTGATTCCAATAGCTTTAAACTTGATAAGCGCACCACGTCACGCGCTTTATTTCCTGCCTTTTTCAGCAGTTTGGTAAAATCAACTTGGAATTGCTGAGGAGAGTTAGCCATGCTATTTCCTCATCGTCACATAATAAACACAGGCCAAGCCGTTCACGTTTTCGCGTGTGGCATCTACCACCATCCAATCAGCGCTTTGGTATGTTATGCGGTCATTGGTTTCAGGCTGAACCGATCCGTCAGTGCTAATCATCGCAAGCTTATCGCCAGCCTTAATCTGTGAACCGTCAACGTCTGAGCCGCTTGCGTCTTCTTCATACATCGTGATCGTGTAGCTTGTTTCGGTATTACTTACCGATCCAGTAGATGTGTCGTAAGTACCTACCACCACTTTAACCAGCGTAGCAGTAGTGCCGAACTCGGTTAAAAGCTCGTGCGCAGTTGCAGCCATATCAGACTGAAAACTCATACCCTTTGCACTCTGTGAAAGTTACCGCCACCAGTTACATATCCAGCCAACAACTTATCGACAAGGGGCCATTTCTTGCCACCGTCTTTTGTGTAATTAGAATAGCGCTTAGTGATTTTCCCAACGGTTTCCTCAATCACCGAACCATTAGATAAATTGGGGGTGAGAGATTGCGAGCTGGCGATCAATGCCGCTTCCATTTGGGCTGTTCTAATATCGGCAGGGATTGTGTTACTTAATACGTCATAGCCATCAATCACTACATTGTAACGGGGCCATTCTAGCGCCTGCGTAGATGTAACCTTGACGCCTTGAAACATCTTTGTGTCGATGTACTGAGCTGCTTTACGCAATGCGACTTCTTTTAGCGCAGTCGTAGATATTGCAGCCCAATCAGTATTCCCATAATTGGCGTGATAAGTGTCAGCCTCGGCAACAGTCACATAGCTGTCAGCAGTCGAGCCGCCTATTGTTGTATCTAGTGCCATTGCCGTGTGCCTTATTCAGTTTGTGATTCTTGTTCTTCTATTTTTTCAGCCTTTGCCTTTTTAGGCTTTTTAATTTCAGGCTCGTCATAAGTCCAACCCAAAACTTCAACGCATTCGCGAGCGTCTACGCTTTGCTTCTCAAACTTAATACCTTCTTTATCGTAAACAGTAACCATGATTAGCTCCAAAAATAAGGGGGCTGCTACACCCCCATACTATTAACGCTTAGCAATAAATGCCGAGAAGTTAATGCCAGTTGCGATAGTACCCGCAATCAACGTGCTTAAACGAACATAGCGAAAAGTCGTTCCGCCTTCTTCGTTGCGGAATGGAACCACATAGCGGCCTGATGCTGAAAGTGCGGCATCCATTGGAACAACCAAGTTACCAAATACTTTCTTTGCCAAGCAAACGCTACCGCTTGTCATAGCTGCAACATTTGAACCCTCAAGAGATACCGTGTAAATCTCATCACCAGTTGCAATTTCACACGCGGTTAAGTCTATAACTAAAAAGCCATCAACTAAACCAGCGCCTAAGTCGATAATGGTTCCATCGGTAGAAGTAGCAAGCAAGCCAGCACCCTTCACGCTAAGAGCCGTATCATATGTGTATTGTGCGTATAAATTAGCCATTTTTTTAGCTCCTATTAAGCTGTAATTGCTGAGTCAGCGATTGACCACAAGCGGGTAGCTGCACGACCATTGAATGCTGCCAAGCCAGTGTACCATTCTACGCGTGTGCGGTAGGTAGGAGATGTTTCAAGCTCGCCCAAGTCGCGAACATCAATGCCGCCATTCTGCAAACCAATTACGCCTTCTTCGCCTGCGCTAATCACATAGATTGAAGTTGCGGTTGCAGTACCAGAAGTAGCCACCTCGGTGAATGGAAGGATTGCAGTCTGAGTGTGGTCAAGATCTACAGTCAAGATTGGCAAGTCGTTGTACATCATTACACGCTGGCCAAGTTGGTTTTTATCCCAAGAGATATAACCGCTCACAGAAGTGTTTCGGGCTGCTGCTGCAAATTTGCGAGCCATTGCCTTGGACATAATCAGGTGAGTTGGATTAAGAGTTTGGTCTACCGCCTCATCAAGCTTAGCCAATGACAACGGAGTACCGTTAGCGGTTGAACCTGCTGCGATTTTTTGCGAGCCAGTGATACGGGTTTGCAAGCCGTCAAACTCTTTAGGATCGTTTGCGGTATCGCCCTTGATGAATTTAGCAGTCCAAGCCAATGCTAAGGCGCGAACCTTCATGGCTTCTTGTACTGCGCGCTGATTCATGCCCATGGTGTCAACGATGAACTTGTCAACGTCCAAATCACCACCAGCAATAACCAAAGATTCGGTTAAAGGATTTAATACGCCAGTTGATGCGGTATAACCTTCGTTCACACCACGAAAACCAACGCCGGGTAATGATGATTCGCGGTTATATTTTAAGGCATTGCCTTGGATTGAAGTAAAAGGCAAGCTGGCGAGAATATCGCTTGAACCTGCGTATAATTCGATGATTGCTTGCTTGATCGCGTTGCCGCTTTCGAGTTTTGCAGCTTCAAGTAATGTTAAAGCCATTTTTTAGCCCTCTATTTAGATTGTTCCCTCGCTGCCGTTAGGCGAGCGGTGGGAGAAAGGTTTGATAAATCTTGCGTTGCTTTACCACCGCCACCTTGACCACCGCCACCTGAGTTTGCAGGAGCCGCTACATAGTTTTTGCCTATGTCACTGCCCGCCCACTCGGTAACGTAGTCTTTCAGTGTTTTACCACCTACTTTGGCGACACGGTTTTCACCGTCTTGCTCAACTTTTACTTGACGTTCGATTAATGCTTTCGCCCCGTCCAGCAGTTCTTTTTTAACGCCTGCTGCTGTAAGCTCTGCCAATAACCCATTATCAACAAGCAATTTAGACGTGAAGCCTGATTCTGATTCGTGCAATTTCTTGTACTTTTCAGCCTCTTGCAAAGCGGTTTTATTCGCCTTGTTTGCTTCTGCCAACTTTGACTCAAGAGACTCTTTTTCTTCCCGCAAAGAGTTAAATTCTTCGGGGTCAATTTCTGAGTTCTTGCGCGCCTTTTTGAGTTCCGCTAATAGCTCTTTATTTTTGCTACTAACAGCCTCAACAGCCGCATCAATTGCCGTTTTAACTTCTGGGTCGTTTAAATCAATCGCCATGCTTTTGTCCTCTGGACGTTGTGGCCTCTGGCCGGAATATATGCCCCCTCTGGGAGCTATAGCGTAATTCTATCAGAAAACTATTACTAATCAAACTTAGCTAATTCGTCAAGCGTTATTTCACGCCCTGTTCCGCTTACCATGTCAGATAACGTGATTTTACCGTCTCGCCATAGCTGCGCCTTTCCTTTGCCAAGGTACTTGTCTTGCCATGCCTCGGATTTACCAGAAAGGAATTGCTCGAAAGTGGTAGCCGCTGGCACTTGTCCATCCATGCTTGCGCGTGTGGATGGCTTGAAGTCGTCAATTGCAAGTCCTGTTATTTCTGCGAATGATTTAAGTGCGTATGACCAGTAGGAACGGCAATTCATGTGCCTAGGAATTTCTAAGTATGGTTTTTTATTGCCGTTTATCGGCTCATTTTGCAGGTTATATTCAGCTTTATCATAGCTAGCGCACAAAATTGAGGTGTGCGAATCTAAGGTAGCCATGCTCACCTTGGCCCTAATCAAATCAGCATTAGCTTGCATTGATTTATCGCGTGATTTAATTGCTACCGACTGCGTTGCGGTCTTTACCAGTGCATAGGCATTACGTTGAGCCAATCCGCTCACATCTTTGAATCGCTTGGTTATTTGCTGATTAGTTTCGGCTTGAGATAGACCAAGCTGAACAACCCGCTGGAAGTCATTCTGTAGCTTTTCGCTTTGCTGTGCCCACCAATCACTTGCAATGTTGCCGACAATTAAAGTCTCTTTTGCCAGCTCTTCAAATACTGTCATTGGCGGTAATACACTAGCTATCTCAACGCCTGCGATATTGTTTACTGTGTAAACCTGCCATCTCCCCTCTATCTTAGCTATCTCTGCCAAGTCAGATTCACTAGTCGTTGCTATCTCGCCATAATATCCAGCGATAACGCCTCGAATAATTTTAAGCTGCTTTAACAGTCTGGCCCGCGTCATCTCGCCATTGATTTCCGGCAGACGTGAAACTATATCGCGCTCCATTTCTTGCATCATCTTAACGATTTTTTTAGCCGATCCGGCGCCAGCACGCGCAACAACTAGTGAGCGCTCCGTGGTCTTATCTGCTAGTTTTTCGTTGAAAGTAGGCATTTAGCGCACTCAAAAAGATGCAAGAATTGTTCACGGTTTAAAATCTTGTAATCGCCTGCAACCATGTGAACGTGATTATCATTAACTATGATCTTGGTTCCGCTTGCTGAATCCATAACGCCAACAATCTCACCTGTATCAATATTAAATACATGTTCGATACCGACATATTCGGGCGGCTTATGGTGTAGGGGTAGAATCAATCGTAATACCCTGCGATTCAATACGGCTTTGCTCTTCTTCAAACGTTAATTCAGGTTCATACATCTCGCCATACTTCATGTTGTAGAAGAAGGTTTGTTGACTAATAGCGCCACCTTGCAACATTCCAAATAGCGCCGTCATTTGCTCCGGTGTGAGCGAGGCATCGCTGTAGTCAGTATTCAGCTCGACAGTGACGTCGCCAGATATGCCCATCCAGTCGCACATAATTTCTAATATGCGAGTGATTGATCGTGCGCGCTTCTGTGCTACTGATGCTAAAACGCTTGTCTCTCCACTCTTGCGGATTCGGACGGTATCAGTCGCTTCGGCTTGGTTCTTTTCAGCGTCCAAGAAACGAGCGCCCAATACAGACATTTGCGCCTTTTTCTCTTCTTTGATTTCTTTGAGCGTATCCAGCCCTTTGCCTCCAAACTCTAAAAACCATGCTTTAGCGTCTGGGCTTGTCGCAGCATGTCCACCAGAAGCACCCAAGCAGAAAGGAGAACCCTCTTCAAACTCAAACCCTGCGAACATTGGAGTAGGGATAGCGGTAAAGTGCGCGCCATGCTCTAAATCTACATCGGTACGAAAGTGCGAAAGGTTGATATTGACTAAATCAAGAATAGGCGGTCTTGTGGTTTCAAAGTCGCATATAAACGGGATGAAGTTAAGAGGCTTGCCATTCATCAAAGGGATAATGTCATCGCCAAGTTGCTGCAATGTTCCTTTACCGTCCTCGCGGTAGATTCGCTGCAAGTAAACGCCATCAACTAACAGTAATCTGCGCTCTTGATCAATCTCTTTGCGCTCAATATCGCTTATCCATTCTTCGACACACTCAGTCAAGCGCACCATAACCAATTGAGCCGCATTATTAACTCGGTCATAGCGCCAGTCTATGATAGATTCAGCTTTGTATTCGGCAACGTATGGGCGAAGGTTAAGCGCTGCAACTTGAGCTTGCGTCATTCCTTCGCTGTTTACGTTCGGCCGCTCGATCAGATAGCCGACTCGACCAATAACCAAATCCTCATAAAGTGCTTCGTCAACGAAATCATCAATTCCGACTTTTGAGTCTTTTGCGAGAGTTAAATCTTCGAGAATTAGCGCGAATAAAGCAGGCATTTTAGAAACGTCAACGGGCTTGCGCGTTACCATGCCGATCAAGCCGTCTACTGTTCGCCCAGAAGCGTTAAACAGAGTGGCGCGTCCTATCATGGCCTTATATTCGTTGGTTTGCTGATTGGATAGCTTAGGCGCTACTGTTTGAATACTATCCCATGCTTTGAGCGAGTCATCGCCCTCGACCGTTACGCGGCATTTCTCCCAAATTGGCAAGAGTTTCGCATATTGTTTGTGCGGTTCTATTTTCATCTCGCAGCCCTAATAGATTTTGGCTAATAATATCACAAGCCTGATAGTTTAACAGCCTTGGCAATGTTCGCGCCTTGCGGCCATTCAACATCCACGCAATAGCCTATTGCTGTAGTTATATGCTGGTATTTGTTCTTTTGATCTTCTTGGAATGTTGAACCCGCTTGCAGTTGCACAGTTGCTAAACCCTTATGACACCAAGGAGCGGTTTTTGGATTAACAAACAATGTAACCTCACCGGATGCCGTTTGTATTTTTGTGCGCACTGCGTTTTGACGGTCTTTTATCGCTGGGTGTGCATGTTTCACTTTGCGTGTGTACTTCCATCCGTGTTCCTTCAACACCCCCTCAATATCGGTATAGTCGGATGCGTGTCCATGCTTCTCGCCTGCTCGGCCTGCTGGATCGCCATAGATTAATACATGCTTGTTTTTGTGGTCTTTATACTTATCGACAAACTCTAGTGCTGACTGCTTGCTGATAGCACTCTCTAGCACTATCTCATCCAATAGATAAAGACTATTACCACGCTTAACACCGATAGCGCTGCTCAATGGTGTAAAGTTTTGGTCGTGCATCCACATAAGCTGTTCGTGCGGCAAAATAGATTCGTCTGTTTCGTTGTGCTTACCGTATCCCTCGTAAATTCTACCGCCGGCCGTCTCGAATGATGCTCTAAACTCTTGGTTATACTGTTTTTCACTCATAACCTTTTTAGCGCGTGCAGCCATCTCTGGAAAGACTTCCTCAGTCATCCAGTGAAACACCTCATATTCATCACTTACGCCTGCAATCGCCTTTTGGCATAGGTCGTAATAGTGATTTAAACCATCGGGAACGCCTAGCAGCCAGCACCATGCTTGATAATCAGGGCATAACGGATTAACAGTGTTAAGCGCTGGATAGATATTCGATTCCCACCCGCCCTCTTTGGTGTCAGCGATCTCATCAATGCCGCCTCCCTTCCACGGTATACCCTCGATCCTTTGCGGCTTATCCAATCCAAATACATGCAGCTCTGAGCCGTTATTCATGTAGATGATCTGCTCGGATATGTTAGGCGCTTTGGTGTGGGTGCATGATAGGGATAAATCTAGCAAGTCTTGCCAGAATATTTTCTTTGCTTGTGGGTTAGTAGGGGCCGCTGCGAAGTATTGACCAACTACTCTATTTGCCTGTTTAACTAGGAATCGCTTGAATCGCTCGGTCTTTCCACTTCTTCGTCCTGCTGGCACTAGCGGGAACCTTACACCCCTGCCAACCGCCTCAACTAGCTTACACTGCACAGGATGATCTTTCAGTGGATACCAGCGAGCAAGCTGCTTGTCTAAGCGAATGTTTCCGGTTTGCATTAGTTTGGCAACCGATCAATTAGCTTGTTGATTGCCCCTGCTAGATCGTCTTTAGTCTCTATGACTTGTTTGTCTAACCCTACTAGTTTAGCTTTTGACATTGTGGCGCTCACTGCTGCGCTTGATTGCGGGGTTTCTGCGCTTAATGCCGCCATTCGCGCTTCTTCAAGCTCTGCGATTAGCGAATCAACGGTGATATTGTGCTTTTGAATTATTGGAGCGCGAAGCTCTTCAAGTCTGGCCGTGATATGGCCGTTTGCAAGAAGTTCGCTTGACTTCTTATTGATCGTGCCGCCTTTCATATTTTCGGCATCGTATGCGGTTCTATAGGCTTCACTAGCATTGCCGCACTCAATATATGAACGACAGAAAGCCTCTTGCTTTTCAGTTAGTTTAGACATTATCAGCTCTGCCAATAAAGTTTGCTCCTCTGGAGCGATAGCCGCCACGGGCAGCCGTTAGACTTTATTATAGCATGAGACTATAAACAAAAAAGCCCCGCGTTAAGCGAGGCAAACGGGGTTCGTTCTTTTAACCAGCCGTAACAGTTACAGCGCCAGCCGTTGATAGCTTTGTTACTCGGTAAATTCCCGATCCTGTGATTGTTCTGTGTGGGTTCGCTACCGTCAAAGTAACAACCGAGCCACCCTCTACCAAATCAATCCAAGTACCATTTACCTCAACTTGAATAGTCACGACCTCCGATCCTGCCAATCCTCTAGACTTCAAGCCTACTGACTGACCATGACTAGGAACGCTAAACCCTTGGTTACCTGTGTTTGCGGTGCTTTGTGCATCAATTAAAACTATACTCATGGCGATTGCCTCGTTGTGTTTTGTCTATTGTATCAGATTGCAGTTATCTATCAATCAACCCATTCGCCAGCCGTTAAAATTTGCTGCAACTTCTCAGACTGGCGATTCTTTTCGTTTAGCATATCTATTCCGCTTTCAATCTTCCCGCAAGCATACTTTGAGCACCAAAAGGCTATATGTGCTGAGTTTCTTTGCTCAAACTTCACTTGCAACTCAGTATTTCCGCACCAAATAGCAAACTTTCGCCACAATTGCGCATGCTCTGGTAGGCATCGCATGGCCCATATTGCATCGTCAATAATGTTGCTGCTTAGAATATCAGCCATTGGAAATTCTACGTCATCGCCTGCGTAATCTTGAGAATGGCCTTTAATCTGAAGAAGCCGATTAAGACCGTCTTTGCATGGCTTTCGAGCGATTATCTTATTTAAAGTTATTGTTATCAATTGTTCTTAATCCTATTATTGACCACCACCTGCTTATCATCGGTCTTAAACTCTAGCTTACAATCGATACACTTGCGCTTCTTTTCGCCTTCAAGTGTTGACAAGTAATAGCTACCGCATTGTGGGCATTTTGGTCTTAGTTGCGCGCTCATTGTCTTCCTCTGTTTTCTGTTTTGTTTCTTTCTGATCTAGCTTAAAATACTCTATGATCTGTTTAATTTGTTGTTGCTTCCAATCGTTCATTTTTACCAATCGTTTGCTAAATAAGTGAGTATTGCCATTTTTGCTTCATCAAGCCCATAACACACAAGCGCAAAATATCCAGCGCTATTTAAGTAATAAATCCATTCTAATTGCTCTGGCGTTGCCTTGCCTTTCTTTGCCTTCATTTCAATAAACAAGCCGCAATAATCTCTATTTTTTACAGGAAGCATTAAGTCAGGAACACCACGTCTTACGCCTTCTGCCTTTAATTTTGACGCTACCAATATATGCCTTTGCCCGCCATTAGGGATAGCAAACAATCGGCATTTTAGGTGCTTTTGAGTTATATCGAACCACTTGATTAGCGATGCTTGTTCTTCATGCTCACTTGCCATATTGTGCTATCCCCTGAATGATTTTTATCGGTATCTCTATTGGGTATTGCTCGGATTGCTTTAACCATAGTGATGATTGACTGCCAAAGGTATCAGTAAACACCTTGCGGCTTTGTCTTGTCACGATGTTGTCACATGGACCACATAAGCCAATAACAAACCAATTGCCGATCTGTACTCGCTCCACACCAATATGAACTTTAAACGTACTTCCCATGCAATGGTGAGCTATTACACCACCATCATTACCGCAAGCTATACATATACCTCGTTCTTTAATCCATTGAATATGCGCCCTTTCGCTTGAATTAGCGATTGGGCTTTGTTTTGTTGCTTTACGCTGCATTAATTATTCCTATTAAAACTCAAATATTTATAGAAAACACTAACATCTTTTTCCGTGGTTTTTGTGAAACCCAATCAACTCGTCAGCTTCAATTCTTTTTGAAATTGCATCTTCTTTTTTCTTAAAAATGCCAAGATATTTCATTTTTTTATCTTCTGTAACATAAGCAACCCACTTTTTCCTCTGTGAATTAAAATAAACACCATTAAACCCTGATGTATTGTCTTTCCTGAGTTTCGTATTTTGCATATTTTCTTTTCTTGTCACTTCTCTCAAATTTTTAATTGAGTTATTTAATTTATTTCCATCTATATGGTCTATCATTTTTTGCGGAAACTTTCCATAAGTTATAAGCCAAGCAAGCCTATGCGCAAGGTATGATTTTCCAAGAACTTTTATTTTAAGATACCCAGTATAATTTTTTGATTTACTTACACTTCCAGCCATAACCCCAATTTTTATACGTTGTGCTACACGAACATTCCATGTAAAAACTCCTGTTTCTTGGTTATATGTTAAAACTTTGTTTATAAAATCTAAATTCACATTAATTACCATTGATAATTGGAAATATACGGCCCGTATTATTACATTATTTTATATTTCTGCATTTTGGCGCTTAAAAAACATTAGCACTTTGCAAGCTATTGAATTTTAAGCAAATGCTAAAAATAAAAAACGTAAATATATTTATTGGGCCGTAGAATAAACTGTTAAATTTTCACCCAGATCACCGCACCGCTCGGGTGCTTGTAAGCTATAGGTGTTTCAAATCTTTCTGCTTGCTCAAGAGTCCACGCATAGCACCATTTTTCAAGCAAGGCCGTATCATCAACTAAGTGCTTTGAATGATTATCTATAAGCTCTTGCTTGTTTGGCTTCCACCAGCCGCAAGTCAAAAAGGCTTTTCCCACGATCAATCCGGTGCCTTGTTCAATTAACCCAATCCAGCCGGTTAAATGCGTTTTTCTTGAGCGCATTTCCCAGGTCTTTTCACCGCTGAGAATTAAATCAATCCACGGCTTTTTAACAATTAGTGCTCTGTCCATAATTTACCTCAGTAATTTAACAAGGCGTAGCAGCACTGACGCTATCTAAGCCTTAGTTCTTTATTTCCGATAAAATGGCGCGGCTGTACATGGGCGTTATGACTTGCGCCAGCAAAAAGGGTGGTAGCTGCTGCTAGTCCACATACTTTTCATTGGGTAAGCGTGAGGGTCGCGAATATAGAGCCTTCCAATCTTAAAAAAGTAGAACGCATCGCCGTTTTCATCCCTTAATCTGTTTAGAAGATCAACGCTATTTATCCAAAACTTTTTTGCGTTGTGGTCTATCGTTCTTGGCGCAAACTTAAACACAACAAAAATATAAATCGAAAGTATCAGTGCTTTCATGTTTCTTTACTCCGGTTGGTTGGTCATAACAAAGTTATGAAATTGACGGAAATAGAATTCCGCGTTTAGTTAGTTCGTGCAGCCGCAATTTATAACGGCGTTATGCACCACTGAAAATGTGCGGTGCCAACTGTTCGGCCATTTTTGATATAGCACGTATTTCTACGTGGTCTTTTATTTTTTCGTTCGCCAATCTTTCGGCAGCTTCTTTTGTTGAAGCTACTAAATAGATTGGCTTTTGTTTAGCTGTTTTATAGCACAAAGGTACACCTTTTGTTTTAAGCGAAACCTTAAATAAATACATTGCCATTGCTACTTCCTTTTTGTTGTTTGTCGCAAGCAAAACTTGCATAACAATGTCATTAAGCGCGATGCGGCTAGAGCATCGCAATTCTCTATCTGTAAAAAGGCACGGCTTATAACGGCGTTAAATGCTTTAGCCCCAATTCATTTCTTTCATTAAATCTCTGGCCGCTTCAATGGCATCTTCCATATCTTCAAATTCACCAAATGCCAAATCACGAATAAAATCTTCTAGCTTGTCTTTGGCTTCTAATGCTTGCCCCTGCGCCCACGCAACTGGCTCCATACCTAAATATGGCGCTGCAAACGGGTTCCCAGTTCTATCCATTTCACCCTGAAAAACAAAAGTGTGTATTTCTTTTTTGTCGCTCATTTTTAATCTACCTTCGTTAGTTGTTTTACCGTAAGCACTTAACAAGTCGCTCAAACACCGCAACTTCGTTGCTCGACACACGCTCCGTGTGCGGTTTAGCTCAGCGTTATACGGCCAAAATCATTATTGCGGAATAACCCGTCTGTTCCATGCTTTTGCTGCTTCTTCCTCAGTCAAAAAAGCTGAGCCGCGCAAGCCACAAGAAAAAGCACTATTACATCTTGCGATATGCTCTTTATTCCCAAGGTCATTAAAAATAATTTTTGCAACACTCCCGCACATTGGGCAATTTAATAGCTTTGTCTTGTTTTCTGTACTCATAAAATCTCACTCCGGTTAGTCTGTATAACAAGTCGTTGAAAAGGACGGCCTGTAAGTCGGTTAATTTTACTATCTTTGTCATGCCGCCTTTTAACTCGGCGTTATACGGCCTCGAATTCTTCATGGTCAATTAGATTTCGGTAATCCTCAATTTTCCCATCGCCAGCAATTTTGAAAATAATGTAATCGCCATAACCAATATCGCCGTGACACAAACCGTCTGGAACATAGCCATCCCTTTCAGCAATAGCTAGTTTGTTTTCATCAAGCAAATAATAAAGTCCGTCATCACAAACCTTAAAATGTATATCTGCTTCAACGCCAGAAGGCCAATCGACAACAACACCGGAATTTAAATCTATGACAGGCTGCCAACGATCACCAACTTTAAAAGGCACTGTTTCGCCAGATTCTAGGC